ACCGGTATTATATAAATCTTGTTCAGTATAATTACTCACTAATGTTAAATGACGTTCTTCCAAAATACTGTTATCATAACCATTAATACCAAACAAACTATTTTTGATGTAAACATACATTTTAGTTTGAAATTCATAATCAACCACATTATCAAAAATGTGTATTGGTTTATTATTAATGATTATTTGTTTGTGCATTACTGTCCGCCAATAAACTTTTCCCAAGAAATAAAATCTCTCAGTTGCCAAGTTCTTTGTTTCAATTCATTCAGAATGGATTCTAATACGGACACACATTCTTCATGATAAACTTTTTTCTCTAATAATTTGATAAGGTCATCGTCACCTTCCAAATACGCATTAACATCCGATTTCAATACGAATTGAAATGGTTGCCATCCACGAGCATCTAGTTCTGCTTGGTCCATCCGACCAGAAAAATATTCAATCTTAATCTTCCGCATACGCAGATAGTCAAAGTGTGCCTTTTTAGAGGCAATCTTATGTTTGGTAAGAATGGAGAGATATTTGTTGTGTAGAGTAGGAATCTTGATGAGTTCTTTACCAGGTTCTGTCTGGTCCATCTCTGCATCTTTTTCCCAATACTTTAATACTTGTTCTAAGTTTTCCATAATATTTTCAAAAGTTTAACACCAATTTCCTATCTTAACACACACCATGTTAAAAGGCAAGAAATAATGTTAGTTAAACTGGTACAATTTTAAATTGGTCATAATTGAAGATTGCATCTGCCGTAATGATATCATCCGCAGATTGTTTTGTGTCGAGTTGTAAGTCTGATAAAGATACCGGAAACATATTGACAAACTCAACACGGAGGATAGGGTTATTCAATGCACTTAGAATGGTCAAAGTGGCATCGGAATAATATAGTTTTGCATTGGTATTTGGGTTTGAATTCTGTGAATACTCGTTCTGCAATTGAGATTTTAAATTTCTTTCAGAAGTACCATCAGGAGATGCAAAAGAACGGAACCAATCGTAGATATCTTGCCATGCAGACAAGTCCTCATTTACATTAAAAGTGACATTAAAATTGTTGTAGGCTATTTGGTTACCAGGCGCATATACAGTCAAGCTTGGAAAATTGATTGGGGCCTGTCCTACACTTACCCCTGGTATGTTTACCGCTTGACAGAAGAACTGTGCATTTGGTATCCTACTGAAGGTCAATAGGAATTTTGTAGGTTGTAAGTAGTTGGTATTTTGAGGAGTTCTATTTAAAACGGTCATAGTATTTCTCTGATATGATATATGGGTATTTAGGCCATAAAAAAAGACCACCCGAAGGTGGTCTTTCAAATATCACTCTACGGTGATTTTTATATTACATCAAGTTCTTAACACCGAACAAACGATAGTATTTGTTTGTGCGAGCATTCAAGCCACCTGAACCAGCGCCTAGACCTTCTGCGAATGGGTTTGATACCATTCCGTAACGAGTCTTGAAACCAATCTTTGGTTGGAATGTATACTGGTCTACAGCACGAACCATTTGCAATGGAACGTATGGGCAATAGAACAAACCAGCATCGTATGGTGAAGAACCTTTGTAACCGATAGTTACGAGTTCTTGGTTAGATGTGTATCCACCGAAGTATGGGTCAATGTAAACCTTGATACGACCGTGTAACAAACCAGCAAATGTGTTGCCTGTGTCATCTACTTGCAAGTCAGCTTGGAGAGCAGGAGTATATTGCAATACACCAGCCATTGCCATAGCAGAAGCAACGTCAGAAGAAACAATTAACACGTTACCTTTTCCACGGCGAGTTTGCTTAGCAATTACGTTAGCATCACGCTCGATTTGGAAAATTAGACCTTTGAAACGCTCAACTGACCAACGGCCGTTTGAGTCTGTATCCAAGTCAAAGAAACCAGCAGTTGTTGTACCGTATTGAGCACCAGGAACAGCACAGGTGTAAATGGTACGAATAACTTCACGGTTAATTTCAGCAAGGATTTCTGTTGAAAGAATGTTGCTCAATTCTGTTTCAGCATCAAGACCATGAATTGCTTTCAAGTCTTGTGCGAGTTCGAGAGAGTATTCAGCTTTTAATGCACGGCTTTGAGCAGTTACAGTAACTTTCTCAATGGTGAATGCCATTTGAGCAAATGCTGTGTTACTATCAGAACCAAGGTACTCAGCAGTAGCTGTTGGCATACCAATACCAGTTGTATAGCTGTTAGCAGCTAGAGTTGCAGAAACAACAGGGTTTGTACCTGTGTCAGTTGAAGTTGTACCAGCAAAACCGTATGGGTTAGAAGCAGAACCAACACCAGAGAACATTGTGTTAGCTTCGTTGAAGAATGCCTCAGAACCAGCTTGATTTACATACTTAGCACGCATTGCAAAAATCAAACCGGTAGGACCAGTCATTGGCTGAACGCCAGCAACGTCATAAGCGATAAGATTTGGTAATGCACGGCGAACCAAAGAAATCAAGATTGGGTCAAAGTTTTGAACACCACCAGTTACGTTTGTAGGACCTGGTTCGGCGATTTCGTTCAAAGCTTGGCGGTCTTGACGCATTGCTTGTTGTTGGTTTTCCAAAACAAGTGCTGTAACAGCTTTCTTGTATGGGTCTTTGATGGCTTCTAATTCTGGATGCTCCAGAACAGGTTGCCATTTCTTTTGTAGTTCTTCTGTCAAATACATTTTATTTCCTTTTTTATATGTATTATTAGTTAATTACTTAACCAAAGTTTGTGAAATGGTTTTTGCATAAATGTCCATTGAAGGATCTTCGGACTTAACAGCCTTCTTTTCTTCTTCAACTAACACTTCATCCAAGTCAGACGAATCGGCAACTTTAACTTCTGTTTTGAAATATGATTCTTTCAAAGTTGTAAGTTTAGTACCAAATTCTTCCTCAGTAGTAAATTCCACACCTTCTGCAAGTGATTTTAATTTTTCTACTTGGGTCTGTGAAAGGCCTTCACAAGCTGCGTAAATAGCCTCAATCTTTTTAGACTCATTGAGTTCTTTTTTCATCTCAATAGAGTTCTTAATTTGTTCGTTGTAGGATTCTTCCAACTCAGCAACTTTAGCTGTGAGTTCTTCAACAACATCTACCTTATCAGTAGGAATGTCAATGTAATGCTCTTCGAACAAACCTTTTAAACCAGTAATGAAATCTTCAACGATTTCGGCACGGAGACCTTTTTCGATTGCGAGTTCATTGTCTTTGACCCATTCTTCAACCATGTAGTTGAGATAGTCATCAACCTTAGCTGCCAAATCTTCTTTAACTTCTTCGATAGCAGTTTCAAATTGTTCCATCAAAGCAGCTTCAGCTTCTTCGATTACCATTTCTGCACGAGCAATAACGGCAGCTTCAAAAATTGTAGAGGCTTTTTGAACAAATTCTTCTGAAAGATTTTCGCCGCCCAAGAGAGCTTCCATATCTTCTTTCATTTTTTCTTTTAATGCGCCTTTTTTAACCATGCTCTTAATCATAGCTTTATCTTCCTTTTCGTCCTCATGACCTTCTTCTTTTTCTTCAGCAACAACTTCGTCATCAGACTCAGTTTCTTCATATTGTTGGAAAGTTGCACCAGGATTTTTAGGCATTGTCTGTTTACCAGCTTTGCCTTCTGGTTGTTCCACATTACCGGACTGTGCAGGTTGGCCAGTGAGTTTCTTAGCTGGCTCAGAACCTACAGGAGGTTTTGCACCAGGAGCAACTGCTGTTGGCGTACCTGTTGTATAGTCAGGATTTGCATCGGTTGTTTTTAGTGGTGCAGAACCAACGTCAACTTCTTGTGTTCCGTAGGCTACATCACCGTTTAATTTTGCTGGTTTATCTTGGCCAGATTTTTTGCTTGCAACTGAAGCAGAAAGAATCTCTTTAGCGGCTTCTGACAGATTAAATTTTCCCATTTTGAAAATCTCCTTGATTTATATTGGATATTTATAATTAAAGTTTTTTGACTAGCGATTCCCAAATGCGTAGACTTACTTTTTCTATGTCAGCCTTAGAAGCTTCTTGAATCATCTTCTTTGCCTGAGTATATTGTTGTTCTGTCCAAACACCGTTAACCATTACCCATTCTTTGCCTTCCATGATACCTTGAACAAAGGCATTGGGTGCTGAGGGGTCTGCTACAATATCCGCCGCTGTGGCTAGATGAAAATCATCTTGAACGATATTAATACCGTTAACATTTTTAAGAGAACCCATACCACGGGAAGATACACCAATTTGTGCGCCTCCTTCGATTAGACTCTTAACAATGTTACCCATAGGGGTATCAAGAATTTTTGCTTTGCCTATCCAATCATTTCCTTCTTGGCGTAGTCCCACAACCATGTGTGAAACTCTGTCAAGATTGATAGATGGGGTGTCTGGATGACCCAGCTCACCAAAGGCACGATTTTTATTAATATATTGTTCTGTATATCTTTGCACTTCTTTGGCCATAGTTTCTTTAAGATACTTACGACCATTACGATTCACCACTTCAGCTTGTAGAAATGGACCTTCGATAAACAAAGATTTCTTGCCGTCTTTTTCTTCAGCAAGATATTGTAATGATTCGGTGACTTCTGTTATTAACTTCATTGTAGTCCCAACGCCTTTCGTTTTCTTAAAGCCATAGTTCTTTTACGCATGGTTTGTCTTAACTTGCCTTTGCGTTTAAACCTTGACCGTCTTGCAGCCATCTTACGATGTCTGCGTTCTTGTGGTGACATTCTTATTAAACGACCACCACGAATTGTAAAACCTTTTATTGCTGACTTCTTAACTCGTCTTTGAACTTTACCATTTCTGATTCTTACACGAATCAATTTAGTTCTACCCATTCTTTGGATATTAGCTTCATTCAAATCATCAACAATTTCTACTTCTAATTGCTCTAATTTTTCTGCAATTAGTTCTTCTATCCTATCTACAAGTATTTCTTTTGCCTCTTTTAAATCTCCATCAAAAAGGCAATCAATAAAATCTTTCATTACTCCCTCGATGTTGGAGTTACACCATATGGAGGATAGTTAACGGCAGCTGGATCTTGGAATTGACCAGAGCTATAGAACTGACTATTCTTATGCAATTCAATCATAACTGTATATGCTGCATTGGTGGTTGTACCAACCGTTTTAATTGTTATATTACCTGTAGGACCAATTGCATTGTTTGTAATTGCTGGTAATTGATATTGTGGATTAGTATCCATATTTCCAACACCAAAAGCATAAATTGTTTGTGATGTTCCTGTTCCTTGCCACTTTAATTGCAAGTGTCCGACTTCAGCATCAACAGAAGCAATAATTCGTGAAACAGTAAATGCAGAGTTAGCAAATCCTGTTGCAACTGTGTTGCCGGTTTGATAACTTGCACCATTAGCATTTAATGCAAAAGCCAAAGTTCTAGGATCAATAATAACAGTTTCATTTTCATCAGAATCAATAATACCAACACGCTTAATAACTGTGCGTTTGTTGGTGTCAATAATTGTTTGTATGCTATTTGCGATTGCCATTTTTTATTCCTGTTTAGTTATTCTTCTGTGTCCATCGCACCAGTGGTGGACCATTGCATGGCCGTATACGGTACCGTAACATATTTATTAATCTTATCCACATAATATAGAGCCACTCTTTGATTACCTGGAAACTGTCTAATAGACTTTCGTTTCATAATTAAAACGGCAGGAGGATCCATAGGATCCTTTGATGTTTCCTTTTCATTCAAAGAACGAAACTCTTTAAGTGTTTTCAACTTCTGATTCCTGTTCCACTTCTTGTTGTGGAGAAATTAAATTTGCAGCAATTTCTTGCTTTTTAATTTCTAAATGTTGTGTTACTCTATCATGAATACCTGCATATAAAGCATCACGCATTTCTTTTGCGTTATCTGCTGCTGCGTAGTCTATAATTTGTCTTGCGTCCATTTTATCTCCAATTTAAATATTTATAATATTTGTTTCAATTTAACAAATGTACCAGGCGATGTTTCTTCTTGTGCCGCTTTTTGATTCAATTTTGCTTCTTTCTTTTGCAACTCTAATTGGTGTTCTTGGTCAGCCGGATTTTGTGGTTGACTTGGAACTTGGGACATCATTTGTTGTTGTGCCACATCATTCATAACACCAACTGGTAATCCTTCACCATCTTGTTTTTCTAAATCAATTTCTTTTTGCATTTCAAGTATTTCATCATCAGTTAAACGCAATACATTTCTCTGAATCCATGCTTGTGAGAAGTAACGACCAGTATATGGATCGACAGAACTCAACAACTGTAAACGATTAGTCATTAATTCTGCTTCTTTTAATTCTGCAAAGTTATTGTCTTTAATGAAATCATAATAGATGTTTTCTTTAAAGTGTTCCCATTCTTCAGCGGTGCAAATGCCTTTTAATACACATTGAACTCGAAGCGCCTGATTGAAAATCTCAGAAAATTTGGTACGCATACGGTCAACAAATTTAGAGAACTTCAACTCATCACGGGTAACTTCAGCTGCACGACCCATCGAGAAACCTTGATTCGGTTCTAAACGAGAAATTGGCACACACAATGCACCATATAATTTCTTTTGGAAGTATTTTACATCTTCCAACTCACCTAGATTTTGACCACCAGGTAATGTAGTAATCTCTGTGCCTTTTCCACCCTCACGGCGTGGCAACCAAAAGTCTTCCATCATAGACAAGAACTTACGGTCATCACGAACTTCACCTGTGTTGGCATCATATACAAGTTTGTTCTTGTATTTTACCATGATGTCACGCAGATATTGTTCTGCTTTTAATTTAGGTAAATTGCCCACATCGATGTAAAAAATACGGCGCTCAGGAGCACGACTAATACGGTAAATAACTGTTGCATCTTCAATCATACGCAACTGATTGAGTGGCTTAATTGCTTTATGTAGATATGACAGAACAACAGCACGTCGGCTGTCCATAAGTCCTGATACTACGGAAAGAATAGAGTCTGTTGTAATACGAACACCTACAGGTCCGTAATTAGAAGAACTACCTGTAACGACCTTATCGTTATAGATGTAGTATTCGTTGAACACATCAACAATCTCTACACCAGTTCTCTCATCTTTCTTCTTTTTAATCTCACGCACTTTACGAATCTTGCGTGGGTCAATATATCTTAATTCTTTAATACCAGCAATTGGATTTGTTTTATCAACAATAACATGATAGAACAATCGGCCGTCAATATAGTAACGGCGGAAGATATCTTGTGCCATATGTTTGTAATTAAACAAACGAAGAATTGTATTAAATTCTTCCTTAATGGCTTTTTTAATTTTATCTGGTTGGTCTAATTGATCCAACACAATTTGTGTAGTTACACCATCATCATCTTGTGTAATGGCTTCATTCATAATGTCATCGATGGCAGATTCAATTTCTGGTTGCATCGCCATTTCACGATAACGAGATATTAATTCTACTTCATTCTTTGCAGTACCATCTAAGTCAACATATGTACCATAATATGCTGCCGAGGAAATGGTTAACGCACCATCTTCATTAGCTGGTGGCGAAAATGAGGGTTGCACGGCTTGGTCTACTGCATCCTGCTTCCGTGAAATCTCAAATCCAAAGAGAGAGAATTTATTTTGAGCTGCCATATATTATACTTTCCAATTCAATTAAACATAAATGAGGGACCGAGGTCCCTCAAACAAAAACATATTAGGTAGTTGTATTTGATTCCCAATATTGGAACGCAAATGTTGCCGAGAATTCTTCGATTGTATCGTTAGAACTCCAATCTAAATCAATTGGTGCAACATCAATAGGGAACACACCTACAAAATTATACTTTTTCAATTCATTACCTGATTTGCCGTATTGTGTTACAACAGCATCAACAGAATAACTTGATGGATTAATTGCATTACTATTGCGTTGATTACCAGCATTACTGTTGATTGCGTTCATCCATGATTCTAATGCATTACGGATTGAAAAATCTTCATCATTGATAATCTGTAATGTCCAGTCGGTGAAAGTTCTGTTACCAGCAAATTTCATTTCACGACCAAAGTAATATACAGGTACGGTTCCAACTGTTGAACCAGGTAACTGAGCAGCACGAGCCATAAATGTTGCTTTCTGACTTGCTGCTGTACCATTAGTTGCGATTGTTGGGAAAGTTAAAGAGACCTGAAATAAATTGGGACGGGCACCGTCACCAATCATATTTGCTCTAAATTCTGCTACATTGAATGCCATTTGTATTCTCCTATATCGTTAGTTATTTATTAAGCTGCACCAACGATTGTTGTGAAGTCAACACCAGTTCCAACCGCAACGAAATTCAACTGAATAAAGTTAATGGAACGAGCAGGCTTAATATAGATATCACCAACAAACTGGTTACTATCAATGACTTGTGAAGTGTTATTAGTTGTATCGCAAACAACACGGAAGTCAGTAATACCACGGCGACCTTGAACATCACGCAAGAACGGAGTTACTAATGCCACAAACTGAGCACGGGTAAATTCGTCATTGAATTCGAACAATGAGTATTCTGCAGCCGTAGAAATTGATTTTTCAAGAACAATAAACAATCTACGAACATTGATACGGTCAAATGCAGAAGGTTTACTTTGTAATGTCTTATCACCATATAACACAATACCTTGACCAGGGAACGATACAACGGGGTTCACACCGGCAGAATACAATGTATCACGGTAAGTTTTGTTTGGATTCCATGCCAACTTAATAGCATTTTTGATTGCACCACGGTTGAAACCGGCAGGTGAATACCATGGGTCACGAACTGTGTCTGTATTTACGCAAAGACCAGCAATGTCACCGTTCAATGGAATATAACGATATACGCTATTGTATTTGTCATACATATATTTCCAACCAGAATCAGCAACAGCATAAGAACTTGAACGAGCAAGTGATGTTAACCAAGAAGTAATAGAAGTAGATTCATTATCAGCATTGTTGACAACAGCTGAACTTGGTGGAGAAATGAATGCTACGCAATCTTTACGAGAATTTGCCACATTATCAATGACATACTGTTGAACATTTGCAGAAGCGTCAGCAGTAATTACCAAAGAAATGTCAATGAGTTCTTTATTTGTGAACAAATCATAAGCAGATTGTATATTACCATCGGTTACAGTTGTATCTCTACCACCAATCAAATCAGCAGTAACGTTCGTTGCTGAGTTGGTAAATGTATTGGAAGATGATGTGCCCCATGAGAAATAGGTATTGTTATAATCAACAGGATCACAAACATAAATGTATTTTGATTGGTTAAAAACCACTTGTTTATAGTAGTTTGTAGAACCATTAATTTGTGCATCAATAGCTTTAGATACGAATGGATAAGTTTCAAGAACTGTACCTTGAGAACCTGTAAATTTGCCATCAGCATCAATAACTACAATGTGCATTTCATCCCTAGAACCACCAGCAGCAGATACATAATCGGATGTGCCTGGAGCGCTTGTGAAATAACTTTTATATGCCCATGATGAGAACAAAGAAGTGTTTGCACAAACCGATACTGATAATGAATTACCTAAAGAGCCAGGGTAACGAGCCATAAAAGCACCTTTACCATTATTTAAAGTAGCATTTAAATATGAAGCTTCAAATACATCAGAATTTTTTACTTGTGTGCTAGAACCAGCCACATCAGCATTAAAGGTGTTGGCTTGAACCGCACGAGCCACACTTAAATTATTACCATATGCCAAGAAAGAAGCAGCAGTAAAGAAAGAAGTCGCTGAGTTAGAATCTGGTTTGCCGAATGTGCTTACTAGGGTAACTTCATTGTCGATTAGAATAACTTTGTTTGCTGGACCCCATGAAAATTTTCCAGCAAAAGCACCAGCAGTAGTAAGGACCGAAGGAACAACAGTTGTTAAGTCGATTTCGGAAACATTTACGCCTGGAGAGAGTTGAAACGCCATTTTATTCTCCTTGAATTA